AAGACGAAGTCAAAAGTAAATGAAGCAAATGCGTACACTAAACCAAGTATGCGCAAATCTTTGTTTGAATCCATAAAAGCCAGGGCTGTGCAAGGTACGGGAGCTGGTCAATGGTCTGCGCGTAAAGCACAGTTGTTGGCAAAGGAATACAAGGCAAAAGGCGGTGGCTACAAATGAAAAGCCCACAGCAGTCTTTAAAGGATTGGGGTGATCAAAAGTGGCGCACCAAGAGTGGTAAACCATCAAGTAAGACGGGGGAGCGGTATCTTCCAGAGGCGGCAATAAAAGCGTTGTCACCAGCAGAATATGCCGCTACAACAAAAGCGAAGCGCAAGGGTAAAGCAACAGGCAAACAGTTTGTAGCTCAGCCCAAAACGATTGCAAAGAAAACAGCAAAATTTAGATAGGGGTTAAAATGAGCTTACCTGATTTCATCCAAGACAATTTAGAGTTCTTGATTGAGCAGTTGGATGCCAGAGCGACACAACAATTGATGGCTAATGGTCACGTTGAAGATAGACTTTTGGATATCCTCAACGGTTTAGAAAGTTTTCTTCCAGCACCCACTGAGACTCCTGCACCTGTTGTCGCTGTTGATCTTGCTCCTGTTGCTGTTGAGGCACCAGAGGTAGAAGTAGTGGCAGACCCAGAACCCGTGGTTGAAACTCCAGTAGCTACTGTGGCTGAATAACATGGCAAATACCTCTGGATCAGCATCGTTTAATTTAGACCTCACCGAGATCGTTGAGGAGGCATTTGAGCGTATTGGTTCAGAAGTTCGCACGGGCTACGATTTGCGCAGTGCGCGTCGTAGTCTCAATATTTTGTTTGCAGATTGGGCCAATCGTGGTATCAATATGTGGACGATGGACTCAGGTGTTATTAACCTAGTTCAAGGGCAGACGACTTATCCGCTCCCTGCGGATACGGTGGATTTGTTAGAGCATGTGATCAGAACACAAGCGAATAGTTCAAGCAACCAAGCCGACTTGACCATTACGCGTATTAGTGTTTCTACCTATGCTACGTTGCCTAATAAGATTCAACAAGGCCGACCCATTCAAGTATGGATTCAGCGTTTGGATAGTATGCAGTATGTAACATCGGATACGCTTGCTACTTCGATTGGCGCAACGGATACCAGCATCACTCTTTCTTCTGTGGTTGGCTTGCCCAACACAGGGTTTATTCAAATCGACAGCGAAACCATTTTCTATAGCTACGTAAGCGGCAACACGCTTGGTAATTGCTTTAGAGCACAAAACAATACAACTGCCGCAGCACACACTGCTGGGGCTAAAGTTAGTTATCAAAACTTGCCATCCATCACCGTGTGGCCTACCCCCGATAATGCTCAGCCTTATCAGTTTGTATACTGGAGAATGCGCAGGACGCAAGATGCGGGCGGCGGTGTAAACGTCATGGACGTGCCGTTTAGATTTATCCCTTGCATGATTGCAGGGCTTGCATACTATTTGGGCGGTAAATCATCAGATTTACAACGCTTGCCAATCCTTAAAGCTCAGTATGATGAGGCATGGGAACTGGCAGCGCAAGAAGATCATGAGAAAGCGGCGATCCGTTTTGTACCTCGTCAGATGTATATTGGGTCGACCTACTAATGGGAAATAGATTCGCTTCCGGCAAGAACTCGATTGCCGAGTGTGATCGGTGCGGGTTTCGTTTTAAGCTGACTCAGCTTAAGATGGAGGTCGTCAAGACAAAGCTGTATCAATTGTTGGTGTGCCCGCAGTGTTGGGATCCAGATCATCCGCAGTTGCAGTTGGGTATGTATCCTGTGGACGATCCACAAGGTGTGCGTAATCCAAGACCAGACAGGAGCTATGTGGCTTCTGGGTTGTTGGCGGATGGCAGCACGGGTGAGGGTAGTAGGGTTTTCCAGTGGGGTTGGAATCCTGTTGGGGGTTCTCGCAATTTTGATGTACCGTTAACGGAAAATGATTTGATTCCTGCGGTACAAGTTGGTACAGTAACGGTAGCCGTAACATAGGAGTTTATGATGGCCAAGCATGACGATATTCAAGAAGACAAAAAGCTGATCAAAAAAGCTATCAGTATGCACGATAAACAAGAGCATCCCGGTAAGCACACTGATTTGTCTAAGCTCAAAAAAGGTGGCAAGATTCATAAAATGGCCGCTGGCGGTAAAACAAACGCCAACATGCTGAAATATGGACGTGGTATGGCCAAGGTCATGAACCAGCGTTCTTCTGGTAGAGGTGGCTAATATGGCAACTCAGATCAAACCAACAAAAAAGAATAGCCCTGCTATTCATCATGGCGCTAACAGAGATAATAAACCCGCTGATGTTTATGCTAAACCCCACACTATGGATGGGGCGCCTTTGCATTTTCAAGCAGGTGTAGCTGATAACAAAGAGTATTTGCGCAATGCCAATGTTTCTGTGGCCAACAGCCGTAGCAATGAATATCCCCCTACAAAGACTTCAGGTATTGAAATGCGTGGATATGGTGCTGCAACCAAGGGTAAGATGTCTAGAGGTCCGATGGCATGAACTACGCTCAGCTTAAGCAAAACATTCAGGATTACACACAGAACTACGAAGCTACCTTCGTGGCGGATATTCCTACGATGATTGAGCAAGCTGAGCAACGTATCTATAATTCAGTTCAGTTTCCTTCACTTCGCAAGAATGTAACGGGTAGTATTACCCAATACAATCAATATTTGGCGACTCCAAGTGATTTCCTTGCTCCTTACTCTTTGGCTATTTACCCTGTTGGTGGCGGCCCTTACGCCTATCTTTTAAACAAAGATGTAAACTACATGCGGGAGGCTTATCCTAGTCCAACGGATTATGGTACACCAAAGTATTACGCTTTATTTGGTCCAACTGTTACCGGGGGGAGTATTACAAATGAGCTTACTTTCATTCTGGGTCCTACTCCTGATACTGCTTATACCGCCGAGCTACACTACTATTATTATCCTGTATCTATCGCGGATACCGTTAATAATCCAAGTGGTACTTCTTGGCTTGGGGACAACTTTGATACCGTGCTTTTGTATGGCTCTTTGGTGGAGGCTTACACCTTTATGAAAGGTGAGTCTGATATGTTTACCATATACAACCAAAAGTATGTTGAAGCATTGGCATTGGCTAAACGTCTTGGCGATGGTATGGAGCGTCGTGACGCATACCGTTCAGGACAAACTAGGATTGATGTTTCATAATGTCCATAGCCCAAACAGCCACCACCAGCTTTAAGATTCAGTTGGCTCAAGGTTTACATAACTTTGGGCCCACTAGCCCCAACACGTTTTATATTGCACTGTATACATCAGCGGCTAATTTGAATGCCACAACTACAGCGTATACAAACGTAGGTGAAGTAACTGGATCAGGTTACACGGCTGGAGGTATACCATTGGTCATCACTCAGACACCAACTTCTGGTACAACTGGAACCGTGGCTTATTGGTCATTCCAAAATGCCGTTTGGAATCCAGCTGCATTTACAGCTCGTGGCGCTCTGATTTACAATCAAACGCAAGGTAACGCATCGGTTTGTGTATTGGACTTTGGTAGCGATATCACTTGCGCCAACTCATTCACAGTGCAGTTTCCGACAGTCACTAACACCACTGCAATTTTGAGGATCGCATAATGCTCGTTACAACTACCAAAGGCGAAATGGATGACTCCCTTCTTGAGAAAAAAGAAGGTGTAGTTGACGATGAAAATGAGTACACAACATGGGTTGAATACTGGTTGGATGGCGAGCTCGTGCACCGTTCAGCGCATGTAACTTTGAAAAAATCCCCCTTCTCTGATTTATTTGCTGCCTCTTTAGGCTAAAGGAACCATCATGGCCAATACACAATCAATGTGCACTTCTTTCTTGGGTGAGTTGTTGAGCGCTACTCACAACTTCAGCTCTGCCAATCCCGCTCACACAGCCAATACTGCTGACACATTCAAAGCAGCTTTGTATGTAACTACAGCTACGATTAACGCAGCTACAACAGCATATTCTGCAACTGGCGAAGTGTCTGGTACAGGATACACAGCAGGTGGTATTGCGGTAACAAACGCAACCAACCCATCTTCTACCAATAGCTCTGCAACTGCTGGAGTTGGATATTGGACACCATCAGGCAACTTGGTTTATTCCACAGTTACCTTGAGCACTGCGTTTGATACTGTTTTGATCTATAACTCAACTCAGTCTAACAAAGCTGTATCAGTTCACACTTTTGGTTCACAAACCATTACTGCCGGAACATTTACGTTGACCATGCCCAGCAACACAACGACAACTGCTTTATTGCGTTTGTCAACCACCTAATAGGTGAGTTGTGGCTGGATGGGGTAGTAATAACTGGGGTGATGGCCCGTGGGGGCAGGGATTAACGTCCCTTACTGGTGATGCTGCTTCAGGTAATGTAGGCACTCAAACGCCTAGTATTACGATTGCATTGACCGGTGTTGGTGCGGCTGGTAGTGTTGGAACGGTTACTGAAACCTATTCTGAGTCTTTAAGCGGTGTAAATGCCGCAGGTAATGTAGGATCAGTAGCTGGTAATATTACTATTGCATTGACAGGCGTTAATGCAGCAGGATCGGTTCAAGCGCCTACAGTTAATATCACGATTGCCCTATCTGGTGTAGGGGCAAGTGGTAGCGTAGGATCGGTTCTGGTCAGCAACGCAACAGCGTTATCGGGTGTTCTGGCAAGCGGATTTGTAGGCACAGTTTCAACTGGAAAGTCGGCAAGTATTTCTGGTGTTCAGAGTGCAGGCGCAGTTGGTCAAATGGTGGCCAACAATACCGATGGGGATTTGGGTAATGTAGCGATTGGAGCACCGGGAACAGTCGGGGCTAATTTAACGATTGCAATTACAGGTGTTAGCGCTTCTGGAAATGTTGGTTCAGTAGGGGCTAACCCCGGGCAAACCCTTTCGGGCGTTAACGCTACAGGTCAAGTTGGCGCAATGTCAGTTCCTTTGGGGGCTGTAACTGCAACTGGTTTGACAGGTAC